GATGATGCATGTTTGGCTGTTTGATTGAGACATTTTTGTAGCTCCTGTTGTTTTGTTGAGGTTATTGAGCTTTAGCTCTTTTATGTTAAGTCTGTGATGTAGTCTGGCTCTAGGCCGAAGTGTGCCGCACAAATATCGTATGCGACTTCAGTCTCACCAATGCTTAGTAAATAGTCTAGCTTTTCACGAGCTTCTAAGATTAGCTCGTCTGCTTCGTCAGATGTTAAATCGTCACGCTTCATTATTGTTGCTTTTAGTGCTGTCATGGCTTGTTTGCTCCATTGGTTGGATTACTCTTTTTGAGCTTTTGCTCTGTTACGCTTAGCTATGCCCTCTTCTAAAAGAGCATAAGTAAAAGTAAAAGTTAGCTAAACCACCACGTTTTCAGCGTATTTAGGTGTTAGCACTTGGTGCTGGTCTGGTGATGATTTACCACATGCCTTACATTTCATTTTAGGGATAACATTTCTATGATAATTGTTATCGTCGTAACCATTGACCAACTTTTCAGTTTCATTACAATTCTCGCATTCAATAATTGCCGTGAAATCGCGTCTATGTTGACTAGTTATTTTTATAATTTTCACAATGATAAATCCTCGTTTAGTTTATCTTATTTATGAGGTTAGTTGGTTGAGCTTTCGCTTTCGCTCACTGGCTTGTTAAAAGCTAATGAATGGCTCGCATTGAATTCTACCTGCTGCATCTCGATGCATGATGGTTTGTGTAGTGAAATTGATGAAGCAGATTCGACCGTTTGGACAGACTGCGCGGGCAAACTGGCCAGCAAGATTGTTTATGAGGGTAAAGATCTTGTGATTGATTTTTACTACTCGGATGAGAAGGTCTCGGTGAGTTGTTTGATTGATTGGCTGGCTTGTTTGACTGGATGGCTTTTTCATGATGGGCGTTTCCTTGTGTTGAGGTAATAAGTTGGCTTGAGTAAAATGTTTACTTGCCGCAGGTTGTTATTAAAATCAAGCAACTAATGACAGGTTATCAGGTCTGTAATTAGATGGCTCACCTTTAATAAGCAAGGGGCATAATGTACCTCCGTTATGTTGAGTAAAGTGTTTGGGCGGCAGCGTGTTTTGCTGTTGCGGTTAGTTAGTGGTGTACCGTAACACGGGCAGTGGTCGCGTGTCAAGGGGTTTTGTTGTGGTGGTTGTTTTGTTGTTGGTGTGTTTACGTTGATTCGCCCGTGAAGGTGCGATAAGGTCGGTCGGTTGGGCGTCGGTAGTGGTTTTTAGGTGGTTTTTGTGGCCGTGGTGACGTTATGGTGTTAAAGGGGTATGTTTGTATGGTTGTAGTTGAAAAGGTCGTGACGGGCTTCTTTTGTGTGTTTGCGTGAAAGAATAAAACTTGCAAAATGGTTAACAGGATGCGGTATACAAGTCAACTACCCCCCCCCTATCGATGCATCTATTTAAAAAAAAAATTAAATACTAACATAGACCACCCCGTGAGGGGGGGGTAGTTGACTTGTTTACGACTTCTTGTTTACATGGAAAGGGCAAGTGACACGCGAGCAAATACCGACTTGCGTAACCGCGCTAATCAGTCGAACAGCGTGTCAAGGCGTGTTCAAAAGTGAACGGCAAGTTGAAAGAGGCAAACGAGAAAAGCCAGCTTAGCTTTTTCGCGGCATTCCATCCAGAAACAAAGTCGCTAAATGCTTGCCTCATTTTATCAATGTCTTTATTATATTTAAACGCTTGGCTATCCATAACAATACAATAATGATTTTTTCTGAGGGGAAAAGTAACTACGGGGTTTAATTAGTTCTGCGCTACATGCTCCATGATATTCTTTCGCTGATAGTACGAAAGGTGGGTATGGATTAGATAAAGTAAAAACCTGTAGAAATTTGCACGCTTTGAGAGCTTGTTTCTTTGATTTAATGTTATGGATAAGTATTTTCATGGTGTTCCCCTATATAACTAGCCAAGCAAATGATCTTGCCTGACTAGCTTGTTTTGTTTCGGCTATGCGAAGTTAAGCTGAACCATAATGGCTTCGACGATTGCCCCATCATTATCAAACTTATCAAGTAAGACTTCGCTGATTTTGGCGACATCCAAACCTGCAACGTCTATCATAAGTTGCATATTGGTTACAGTTTCCTTTAAAACCGCTGTGGCAATGGCTTTATTGTTGCCTCCTTGGTTAGGTCGTTGGATTGCTTTCCATTCCATCTCGTCCACGTTAGCTTGACCGTATCCTTGTGACCAAACATCATCTTTCTTACATCCTTTGAAAGTGGCGCGGGCTTCAATGAGAAACTTCTGGATACCTCGCTGAAGAATGGCGTGAGTCGCTCCGATTTCTTCAGACCATTCGAGAAGTTGCTCGCCTGACTCGAATTGCTCGGATGTTGGGAAAAGTTCCCGTGGCAAGTCATGGGCTACCATGATAGTCTTACCGTTGTCGTCTTTTCCGGCGGCTGGTACGGAAGTTTCTGTGCTGCAAGTGTCGAGTACTGCAAAAATTGATTCGGCCATGATAATCACCTCTTTTAGATATGTTGTGCGAGTTATCTCGCGTCAGGATTGAAAACATTTTCTTTCCTGATATAACAAAGGATACTGGCTGAGCTATCCTTTGTCAAGTTTTATTTTATTGATAACTTAAAGCGATATAATAAAGAACTGGTATTACGGTTACGCTGATAAAGACAAGTAACTCTTCCATGATGAGATTCCTTTTTATTGTTGGTGCGAGTTATCTCGCTTTCCTTCCTGCTATGAGATACTATAGTTACGTTGTTAATGCTTGTCAAGTTTTATTTTGACCTTACTTTTTATGATAAGGTTGTTAGTCAATCAAGACGGTTTTCCTTTCCATGTCTGCTAGGTTACTGAAATAGTTTTAAGATGTCAACATGTTTTTAAAATAAATAATTATTTTGTTGTTTGGTGTGGTGTGCTGCGAGAAAGTTATTTGTTTGTTAATGGTATAGGGCTGGTAGCTTATGGACGGGAACAATCCTAGATGGTTTGTGAATGGGTGGTAAGTGATGCCTCTGTTTTCCATACCAGATTAGTGCTTTCTGCACTGAGTTGTGGAAAAAATCAATTTCAAAGTCTGTAATCGCGAACAACCAGCACAAGCAAATAACTACGTTATTGCAAAACAGTAAGCTTTGTGTTTTAAGCTTTAAAATCATAATCTAAAATCATAATTTAAAAACATAATCTAAAAACATAATCTAAAAACATTTCACTCCAGTAATAATCTAAAAATCTCCCCAAAAAAATCTAACCAATGCCGGCATTTGACAGCAAAATAAATCATTTCACTCCATGAACATTTCCCTTGCACTTTTTCCACAAACAATGTAAGCTACATCATGGTAAAAAGAATCACTAAAAATCGCAAGGACAGTTTCTCCATAAAATGATTAAAGAACTTCGCAATCAACATCGCACAATAATCCAAATGGCCTTCTCTGGTTTCAAGAACTGCGAGATCGCCGAGCGCTTATCAATGGCCGAAAGCACAATCTCTGGCATCCTGCGCTCACCTCTCGGCCAAGCTTACATGGGCGGCCTGCATGACAAGTCAAAAGAAAATACTTTAGATGTGCGAAAGCAGTTAATCAGCATGAACTCGTCAGCCTTAAGTGCCTTCGAGCGTATCCTCAGTCCCTCTGGCAAAGCTCCATATGCAGTGCAATTCAATACCGCAAAAGACATCCTTGATCGAAACGGTTTCAAACCAACAGATAAAATCAACATCGACATGACCTTACAATCGAAGTCAGACGAGGAAATCGATGCCGAAATCAACGCACTAGCAAACTCCATCGCAACTGCGAAAATAGCAGAAGTTGAAGCGGAAGAAGTTGAAGCGGAAGCAATTTCAACTATTGAAACAATCAACGCTACGGAATATAATTCAACTGAACAAGAACCTCTTAATGATATAGAAGAGCCTTCAGAAAATCTCATAAATTCTCCTACCCTAACAAACTTGGGCAATACTTCTAATGAACCTCCTGAAGGCTCTTCTATATTATTAGGTAGTGTATTAGGCAGCGAGCTACCTAGCGAGCTAACTAAAACATCAATAGACATTTTTCCTCCAAAATAGCTCATGCCATTATCGGAAAACTCAGAAAGAGCTGTTGATGTTTCAAACATGTCTCGCGAGCAGAAAGAACAGTATGTTAAGCTGCTGAAAGAACAAAGCATTCGACTGAACCAAAATAAAATAGTTCAGTACTATCCAGAAACAGGAACGCTAAGCAGACATAATTATCCGAAACATATGAAGTTCTTTTCGCTCGGCAGCAAGTTTCCTGAGCGCTGTATGATGGCCGCGAATCGGGTCGGTAAATCCGAGGGCGTCGGCGCATACGAACTAACGCTGCACTTAACAGGCCGGTATCCTGATTGGTGGACGGGCCGCCGATTTGACAGAGCAATAACTGCATGGGCCGCTGGAACAACTAGCACGACAGCTCGAGACATTGTACAGTTCAAGTTAGTCGGCTCACCAGAGGAGCGTGGAACTGGCCTGATACCAGCGAAGTACATTATAAAGACAACGCCTAAAGCTGGTGGCGTACCGAACTCTGTTGATACGATCTTAGTAAAGCATATATCAGGAGGCATTAGCCGCTGCAAGATCAAGTCATATGCAGAAGGGCGTAAGTCATTCGAAGGAACTGAACAAGACTTTATCTGGCTTGACGAAGAATGTCCACTCGATATTTATACTGAGTGCCTGACAAGGACAATGACCACAGATGGTCTGGTAATACTTACCTTCACCCCATTAGCGGGCATTACTGAAACTGTTGAGCAGTTCATGCCAGGCGGAAAGCCAGTCAGCGAGGAAGAAAGCATTGGGCGAGTTTTAGTCCAAGCAACTTGGGACGACGCGCCGCACTTAACCAAGAAACAAAAAGATAAACTGTTTGCTGCCTTACCACCGCATCAGCGAGATGCTCGTTCAAAAGGCATACCACAACTTGGCTCAGGTGCGATATTCCCGATCCAAGAAAGTAACATCGTAGTCAAAGACTTTCCTATTCCTGATCATTGGCTCAAATGCTATGCGCTTGATGTTGGGTGGAAAATGACTGCCTGCTTGTGGGGCGCAACTGATCCAGACAGCAATATTACGTATTTGTTCTCCGAGTATTATCAGGGTCAAAAGGAACCAATCATTCATGCGGCAGGCATTAAGGCTCGTGGAGTTTGGATTCCAGGCGTAATCGACAGCGCTGCTCATGGGCGCTCGCAAGAAGATGGGCGGCAACTGTTTAAGATTTATTCCGATCTTGGCCTTGACATTGAGAATGCAAACAAGTCAGTTGAAGCAGGGCTTTACAAGACTTGGGAAATGCTCTCGACGAACAAGCTGAAAGTATTTGGCTCGCTAGTGAATTGGCTAGCGGAATTCAGGCTGTATCGGCGGGATGAGAAAGGACACATCGTTAAGCAGAAAGATCATCTGATGGACGATACGAGGTACTTAGTTATGAGCGGCCTTGATCGTGCAGTGGCTAAACCATTTTGGGAGCTAGCTGCCTGGGAAGAAAGCGATCACTATAGCGAAGGCGAATCAAGCGATATAACAGGCTATTGACAAGAACATAACTTGGTGTTCAAAAATGAACAGCAAGTTAATAGGAGCGAAACAATTATGAGTAAATGTACTGAGTGCGCTAATTACGGATTAATGAAGATGGTGACATCTGGCCAGCCGTTTCAATACTATGGTGACATACCTTGCCAAAGATGCTCTGAACTTACAAAAGAACATATCGAGTTTACTCCAAAAACAAGTCAAGAAAAAGAAGTGTGTTGGAGTCTTCCTGCTGTTTCGCCAGTAGTCGCGATACAAAAAGCTTTATCGGAACTAGGTTACTAGCCACAGAATATGTGGACCAAGCGTGACAAGTACGAACCGAGGAGCTCTGCTCCTCGCCTGATGCGAGCAATATTTAAACAACTGATTTTATGGTAGGCGGCTTAGCGGCCTTTGCCAAAAATAAATAGGCAACCTTTATGGCACAAAATAATCAAACAGGGCTAGAATTTCCAGTGACAGATATTATTGGAGAAGAAGCTGAAGCAGCCATGCCAACTGATATGTTGCCAGATCAAGAAGTATCGGCGACTGACGATGCTCCGGTATGGTCAGCTGAGCAGCCAGTAAGTGATATTCTTGACGAGCAAGCTCAAGCAGACGCTGATCTGATTCCGCAAATAGAAAAAGAAGTTTTGCGTGCTGAAGCAATCGTACTGTTGACTAACGTAGCGGACAAGCAATCAAAAGAAGTTATTGCTGATCTGACTACGAAAGTGCTCGAAGGTTATAAGACTGACCTAGCTTCACGAAAGGATTGGGAAGCCCTGAATAAGCAGATTATTGATCTTGCGAAGTTGTTAGTTAAGAAGAAAACCTATAACGGGGAAACAGTTGCGAATATAAAGTATCCTCTGATTACTAATGCCTGCATTCAGTTTGCCTCACGAGCGTATCCTGAAATTATTAAAGGCAATAACGTTGTTAAAGGTAAAGTAGTTGGCGCTGATCCAGACGGTAAGAAGTTTGAACAAGCTCAGCGCATTAGCGAGTTCATGTCGTTTCAACTGCTGAACAATATGTCAGATTGGGAAGAGGGCGTTGATCAGATGTTGTTCACGCTGCCAGCGATTGGTTGTGCATTTAAGAAGACTTATTTTGATTCGATTGACCGACGTAATGTATCTGCGTTGGTCTTTGCTGATGATCTAGTAGTCAATTATTTTGCTGAATCGCTTGAGCGCGCACCACGAGCAACACATAAGATTTATCTCTATCATAATGAAATTGTTGAGCGCATAACTGCTGGAGTGTTTATCCAGTTTGATCCGGCTGAGCTAGGGCAGGCAACTTCCGATAAGACTTCTGATGTTGATGATGAGACGCCGCATTTGTTTCTTGAGCAGCATCGCTGGTATGACTTAGATGGTGACGGCTATCAAGAACCCTACATAGTAACTGTTCATGAAGAATCGCAAAAGCTAGTAAGGATTGCGCCAAGATTTGCCTCTGATGGAATTATTCGCGAGCAAGGTGATGATGGACTGGTGAAAGCTGAAGGCAAGATAATCAAAATCATGCCTGAGCAATATTTTACTCGATATATCTTTATGCCTAGTCTTGATGGCGGCTTTTATGGGATGGGCTTTGGCTCATTGCTGATGAGCATTAACTCGGCGATTAATACAGTTGTTAATCAGCTGCTTGATGCTGGTACTGCATCGAATAGGCAAGCAGGATTTTTAGGGCGCGGGTTAAAGTTAGGTCGTGGCAAAAGTATTCATGTTAAGTCTGGTGAGTGGAAGCCTGTTGATGCGACTGGAGATGACTTACGAAAGAACGTATTTCCGATGCCTGTCAGAGAACCTTCAAGCGTACTGTTTCAGTTGCTTGGCCTGATGATTGATAGCGGGAAAGAACTTGCTGGCATGACCGAGATCTTGGCAGGTAACTCGCCAGGTGCGAACGTTCCTGCTGAGTCAGTGCTTGCGTTGATTGAGCAAGGCTTGCAAGTTTATTCTGCGATTCATAAGCGGATTCATCGAGCACAATATAAAGAGTTTACCAAGCTGAGGCGACTGAATGCACTTTATCTTGATCAGATGACTTACAGTGCTGTATTGGACGAGAAAGCTGTAGTGCAAGAAGACTTCTTTAATGAAGACCTTGATGTTGTGCCTGTAAGTGATCCGAACAATACGACGATGATGCAGCGGATGCTCAAGGCGAAGGCCATGCTGGAGCTGCGCGGGCAAGGACTGAATGATCAAGAGATTTTTAAACGCTACTTGAAGGCAATGGATATTGATGATGTTGCTGCGTTGATTCCAGAAGATCAAGGCCAAGATCCTGCAGAAGAGCTAACGCTGCAAAAGGTACAAGCAGAGCTTGGTGAGCTGAATGAAAAGATTGAAAAGCTCAAGTCTGAAACTGCTCTGAACTATGCCAAGGAAGCTAGTGAGTATTATAATCAAGACAAGACTGTTGCAGGTGTTGAGAATGATGATAAGAAGCTGCAGCTGGAAGGCGCGTCAGTAATGAATCAGATACAACTTGGACGTAGCCAGCAATCGATTGGCAAAGCGCCTGAGGGAATAACGAACTATACTGCTAAAAGAGAGTATGGTTTAAAGAGCAATAATCAAGAGGAGCGATAATCATGACGGATGAAGAAATTGAAAAAGAAGTTCAGGCGAAAGGATTGACTTCTCCGCGAGTGAGTCTTGACGAACTGCATGACAAGATTAAAAATATTGAAATAGTAAAGTTTGTTTCTAGTACTGGGCAGGTTTTACGTTGGGCTGTGTTGACGATGGAAAATGGTTTTGCTGTTGTAGGCAAGCACTCTTGTAGCGTATCGAATGAGAATGATGATGCGGCGATTGGCGAGGACATTGCTATTACAAACAGTCAGAACAAGGTTTGGGAACTAGAAGGCTATGCACTGAAGCAAAAGCTTTTTGTAGAAGGTTAAATTTAAACTGGAAAGCGCTTTTGCTTTCTTTGGAGCGAAGATTATGAATACAGCAGAACAGTTTGCTGAATGGAAAGAGCATCCAGTAACTAAAGAGATATTTGGTTTGCTTGAAGAAGCAAAGAAAGACTTACAAGATCGCCTAGCGGGTGGACATACATTAGCCCAGACCGCTGATGAGACGCATGGTATGACGTCTAAGTTAGTTGGACAGATCGAAGGATTGAATCAGCTGCTCAATATTTCGTATGAAGTAGATGAAGTGGCTGATGAAGTGAGTGATGTCACAGGGCACTGAGAAGAGACGCCTAACTTGCGAGCCCCCCCTGATCCCGCTTAGGCCAGGAGCTTGCGACTGGTCTGGGATCACAAAACGTTTGAAAGTGTTTGAAATAGATTTTTAACTGTTATAGCTTAACAATTATTTAAAGGAGTAATATGATGAGCGAATTAATTAACAAGTCTGGCATTGAGCCGACTGGAGGGCACTTGCTAGTGCTGCCGAAGAAAGTCGAAGAGGTTACTTCTGGTGGAATCATTATTCCAGAAGATACTCGAGACAAAGAACAGCAAGCAGCGACTGAAGGTACCTTAGTAGTTGTTGGATCAAGTGCTTGGACTGATCTTGATGATGGCAAGCCCTGGGCGCGTGTAGGAGATAAGATTAGTTATTCTCGTTATGCGGGCGTGACAATGACTGGCGCTGATGGCGAAAGCTATATGTTAATTAATGATGTTGATGTGCTGGCCAGATTAACGAGCTAGCTGACGATTACTCTTTTAAATAGGTATTAAGATGAGCGAAGAATATGTAGAAGAAATTATTGCTGCAAATGAAACTGCAGCTACAAATGAACAAGATGCGGCTGCTGATATAGCAAAAGCCATTGACCAGCCTGCAGCAAAGACTGATCCGGAAGTTGTTGATCCTGCTGCTGCTGCGGTTGAAAAGGACAAGAGTTCCTCCACTCCGGAAGCCGCTATAGTTGAAAAAACAACTGTTGTGCCTTCCGACTCAGATGAAGCTGTTGTCGCTCCAGCGGCTACTCCTGAGGTGGAGGAACTCGCTTCTCAATTAGGCTGGAATAAAGATCATAAGGGTGCTGAAGCTGTTGATGCCGCGACTTATATTCTGCGTTCCAAAGATATTCAGAAGACGATGAAAGGTCATAATAAAGATCTGAAGAATCAGTTGACTGGCCTGAATGGATCTATTGAGGCGTTGCAAGATCATAATACGCGGGTATACAAGGCGGATGTGAAAAAACTTCAGTCTGAATTAACCTCGCTGAAAGCTGAAAAGAAAGCTGCGATTGAGCTTGCTGATGTTGCTAAGGTCGAAATGCTTGACCAGCAGATTGAAGATGTGCAAAAAGATATTAATGCTCCTGTCGCGGATAAGCCTTCAAGTAACCCTGCGTTTGATACTTGGGTTGCAGATAATGACTGGTATCTGACTGACGATACTATGGCCAAGTATGCTGAGACAGTGGCGGAGCAATATGCTGGAGCGCCGCTTGATCGTGTTTATGCGATAGTGCGGCAGAAGGTAGCTGAAGTTTTTCCTGAGAAGTTCGTAACTAAAGCTACGGACACGCCTGCTGTGGTAGTTGATGATGGTAAGGTTGCTGTTAAAGTTGTCGGCCCGAAGAGTCCTGTAGAAGCGGCAAGTCGTGCGATTGAAGCTGGAAGTTTTACCAAGGCTGATTTATCTGCGGAGCAACAAACGATTATGAATCAGTTTGTTAAAGGCGGCATTATGACAGAAGAACAATATATTGCTGATATAGCAAAAATGCAAGGAGCGTAAGAAGATGGCAGATAATAAGATAAGCACAACTGAGAATGGTGCAAAGGCACCTACTGAGAAGAAGCAATCTCGTAAGCGAGTTCCGTTAGGTACGAGAAACATTTTAACTGCACCGAAGAAACCCGGATTCGTGCGCCGATTTGTAAATGACAAAGGGGATCGTATTCAGTCCTTTAAAGACGCTGGCTGGAAGGCTGCAGAAATGGTCGAATCAGTTGGTGACGATAAAGCTGGACGAGCAACATCAATGGGGAGTGGAGCTACTCCTGCGGTTGGTGGTGGTCAGCGTGCAGTATTGATGGAGATTCCTGAAGAGTATTATGATGCTGATCGAAAGGCCAGTCAAGCTGCAATTACCAAGGTTGAGCGAGAGATCGCCAGAAACAAACCTGGACAAGATGGCTTGGATGGACAAGTAAGCATTTCCTAAATTATTAATCTAAATTAAAATGAGGTAAGTTATGTCAAATATTGATACTCCATTCGGGTTTAAGCCAGTCGGGCATTTGTTGGGCGGGCCTTGGAATGGAAAAGTAAATGCGTATTATGTGCCGGTTGGCAATGCTGCGGCGTTGTTTAAAGGTGATGCAGTCAAAAGTGCTGGCTCTGCGGATGCTAGTGGAAAGTATCCTACAGTAGCTCAGGCTGCTGCTGGTGACGTTATTCGTGGAGTTATTATTGGTTTTGGAGATAATCCTTTTACCATGACTCATCCGGAAACGCCGAATCGTGATTATCTTCCGGTATCAACTGCTGGATATGTTTTTGTAGTTGATGATCCTTTTGTCATTTTTGAGATTCAAGAAGACAATGCGGCCAATGATATGACTGCGGATATGGTAGGACTGTCTACTGATATTGCCACAGTTGGTTCTGGTAGTACTGCTACTGGAAAATCTGCAATGGAGCTTGACTCAAGTGATACTGCAACTGCTCTTGGGCAATGTAAGCTTTTACGTGTTTCTAATCGTGAAGATAATGCACTTGGGGCTTATTGCAAATGGGATGTTCTCATTGTTGAGCATGAAATGTTAATTGCTACTGACGTGTAACAAATTTTATTGATGATCGAACTGATTTATCAATAACGGAGGAATATTATGGGTGTTATTACTACTAGCAATTTTGCTAAAGATTTGGTACCAGGTGTGAAAACTTGGTTTGGGCAAAAGTACAAAGAGTATCCGATTGAATACTTGAGTATTTTTGAGAAGGCAAACTCTCAGCGTGCCTTTGAAGAGGAAGCTGGAGTTACTGGCTTTGGTCTTGCTGCGATTAAGACTGAGGGTGCCGGCATTGCTTATGATGAGCAAGAGCAAGGTTTTGTGAGTCGTTATACTCATGTGACTTATGGGCTTGGGTTTATCATTACTCGTGAAATGTACGAGGATGGTATTGCTGTGACTGTTGCGTTACGGAGAGCTAATGCTTTGGCATTCTCTATTCGCCAGACCAAGGAAATTATTGGTGCGAATGTTCTGAATCGTGCGTTTAACTCAAGTTATACGATGGGCGCTTCAAGTGATGGTAAAGAGCTTTGTGCTACTGACCATCCGAATAAGAGCGGAGGGACTTGGCGGAATGAACTGGCTACTGCTGCCGACCTGAGTGAGGCTGCTCTTGAGCAAGCCTGTATTGATATTGCGGCGCTGAAAACTGATCGTGGTTTGACTATTGCGATCCAGCCTCAGCAGTTGATTATTCCTTCCAGTCTTGAGTTCGATGCATTTCGTATCCTTGAGTCTATTGGACAGTCTGGTACTGCGAATAATGATATTAATGCAATTAAGGCCAGTAAGAAGTTTCCTAAAGGAACTGCTGTTAATCATTATCTTACTGACGATGATGCCTGGTTTATTAAGACTAACTGTCCGGATGGTCTGAAGTATATGGAACGTCGTGCTGATGCTTTCGGTACCGAGAATGATTTCGATACTGAGAATGCAAAGTTTAAAGCTACTTTTCGTGGAAGCTTTGGCTGGTCTGATGCTCGAGGTATCTTCGGTTCTCCTGGCGCATCATAATAACTGTGATGCCTTACTAACTGGTCGTTCAATAATGAACAGCCAGTTTATTAACTATTACTGGCGATGAATCTAAAATAGTTTTCATCGTTGCTCTTATAAGGAGTGGTAAAATGGGAAAATATTCGTTTGGTAAAGATGGCCCTACATTTGATGGAACGTCGCTGATGCCTGCTTTTGCAAGTGTTACGACAGCGGCTACACCGGCTTCTGGCTCGTGTGGTGTGCAGTTTGTTTTTAAAGATGCTTCCGGCAATGTGGTTACTGCTCCGGTAAGTGGTCTGATGTATTTGAGTGAAGTTGATACTGGCTTGACTCATAATTTGGCTGACACTACGTTGGCCGTGTTGACGAATGGTGCACTGACTAATGTAGGTGGAGCTGGTCCAAGTCTGTTTACGACTACTGCTGAGGGCTTGCTTGGCATGACTATTACTGCTACTGCTGATGATTATTATGTTGTGTTTGTAAAGCCGGATGGTTCGTTGCTGATCTCTGATGTTTGCACATGTAGTGCATAAGATAATACTATTGATTCTCTCAAGAGCTAGTTGATTAGTTTTTGAGAGAATTTTAGGATGCTTTGTTATGGCTTATTATGTTGGTGACTATAAAGTTATTTGTGATCAGTGCGGCTTTGAACGGCTGGCGTCTGAGTGTAAAATGACTTGGAATAATCTGTTTGTATGTGCGGATACTTGCTGGGAGCCTAAGCATCCTCAGTATACTGATCCAAAGCCGTTAGGCGAGAAACAGAAAGTTCCTGTGCATCGGCCTGAGCCGGAAGAAGTGTTTGTTGATCCAAGTGATCCTATAATTGGAGATGATTTATAATGGCTACTTTTAAAGAACTTACAGACAGAGCGATACTTTTAGTTTCTGATCCGGGTTTAAATGATACTATTCCAGTGTTAATCAATCAAGGTGTGAATGAGATTGCTGGTGGAATGTTATCGAGTTTGGCGAGTATTGTTACTCCTCCGTTGCCTGAGCTGTTTACGATTGGGACTGTAGATACTGATATTGCTACGGCTTTTGTTAATATGCCTGATAATTTTCATAGGACTCTTCAGTTTGCTGTCAAGGCAAATGGCTCTGAGGTTGATATTGCAAATTCGTTTATTGAGTTTACTGAGACGAGTCCAGCATTAGACAAGGCTGGCGCAATTAGTGAAGTGATTGAGCATGGTAAGAAGTTTTATTATTTGAATATTCCAAGTGTTTCTGAAGAAGTGATTGTGCATTATTATCGAGTGCCTGTTGATATGGTTGAGGATGCTGATGTGCCTGATGGGATTCCGTTACATTTACATATGAGCTTGTTGGTGAATTTTGCTTGTTGGAAAGCATATGAGTTTATTGAAGACGGGATTGAGGGAGAGACTCCGAACACAGACAAGTATCGTGAGTTTTTCTTTACTGCGCTGAAGACGCTTGAATTAAGTTTGCCTGATTATGTTCGTGGCTTGGAATTAAGGTAAATAACAAGATTAACAAAAACATCACAAGGATAATGTTATGGCAGAATATATTGCAGCAAATACAGCAGCAGCAACTGGCGATGATTTTATTGTCGATACTTCAGTAGGTGTATCATGCTATGGCATGCTCGGTTCTGAAGTTGTTGGTAAAGTTGAGTTAAAGAATAGTGATGGTACATACAAGACGCTTACTTCGCGGATCAATCCGAATCAAACGCCTGTAGATGTAATACTTTCTGGTAATTATCTTGAGGATTTTGTTATTGTTAAGCCAGGGACATATCGAATTACGAAGCTATTAACTAAAGGCGTTGTAGGTATTGATATAGAGGGCGCTTAAGATGATTAGTATAAATCAACCTCTATATGCTCCTATTGGGCAACCTATCATATTAGGGGACGGGTTTGTGCATGGGATTGGTGGCTCAGGGACACCCACCCTCACCTTTCTCGCAGCCTACTACTCAGGCACCGAGTTCCTACTCCAAGTTGAAGGCACAGGCACACCTACCTCAATCCACACATCTATTTTACTTGCTCCAGATCACGAAGGGGTTTATCATGAATTTGGAGCTAACAAGCATGTAATCTGGGGGGGTAGATTTGTAGATGAAGATACTGTTTATGCTACTGATTCTGGCGGAGATTTACTCGACCCATTGCCTTTGACTGTGAGCCAGCCGGATGGGTTGAATAGCTTCCATCAGTGCAGAGACATGACTGACGCTGCTTGGATAGTATCTAATTGTACCCCTACTTATGATCAAGTGGGGATAGGGGGCAAACCCAATACAGCGTCTAAGCTCACAGATGCTGTTGGTGGTGGTTATGTATTTGATGCTATAACTGTCCCTGCAAACTCAGTTTTAACACTCTGTAGGTGGGTTAAAAAGAAAACCGCTGTAAATCACACAATCAGGATAAGAGACAATATAAACGGCGCAAATAAAAACAGTTATTTTAATCCTGAAACTGGCGTTTTTGTAACTACAGCAGCCAACGCCTCAGAGGTTGTTGATCGAGGAGACTTGTGGCAAGTCTTAACACAATACAACGACACAGGAACAAACACATCTGTGTTATTATATGCTTATGTAACAGGTGGGACGCTGGCGGGCGGTGTAAGCAACACAATTCCAGGGGATTCCACATATAGCCATGTAAGTGACCATATCGGCAAAACCATCGCAGAAGCTAAGAATTTGCTCCCGATAATCACAAGTGGAGCACCAGCCCCGACAGCCTCATTAAACCCTGCATGGGCAATAGAAAATTTCAATAATACAGCCCTCGCTTTTTACGCTGAAGTAGAACTAGACGGAAGCCAGAGAGCTTTTAATTGTGGGTTGACGTGGGATGCAAGCACGTTGCTTTATGAGCTTGAAGATACGGACAGCAATACTGTAAATATATCAGGAGCAGGTGTTGATAAGATTGCTTTTGATATTGATTCTGCTGAAGCATTAATGGCCTTAGCTGCTAATGGTTCAGATTTTACAGAAGGAACTTACTGCGGTGAGTTATTCGACTTACTTAATGACTTTATATTCTGCCCTGACTTGTTATTCCCTGGGCGTGTTCGATGTCTCAGGGTTTATATCGGCGGTACACGGGAAAGCAGAATGGCTGAACTTGCAGAATGCATGAAGACTTTTGTTGTAAATGAAAGTGGTTTCTTTATCCTTGATGATGATGGAAAATACGTTACGTATCCATAGGTGATTATATGGCAGTTCTCGATACAATTAAATTAAGTGATGCTTTAAAGGAAAATCATATTCCCAGGGCTTCTGGTTACCATAGCTGTATAGACAACCAGTACACTACCGGAGCAAGACAAACCCTAGCAATAGGTGTCAGGACACTCTATACCAACAATAAGTTAGTGTATGAGGGCAAGTCAAATGGTGCTCTTTGGGATAGCACCAACAGCAAGATAGACTGTGGTAGTTCAGGTCTTGTTGAAGATAGTTTGCTGTTTATTAAGTTGGGCGGTGGGATGAGCGCAGCTACAGCATTATCAAGGATGAAAGTTGAACTTGTGATTGCTAGACCTGCTGGTGACGGTGGGGAAGTACCCATAGACACTTTTGAGATAGAGTTCGCCAGAAATGGTGTGGATATATTATCTTATGTGCTGATGGAAGCTTATAATGGATCTTATGCTGTTGCATATGACCTTGAAATATATCTTACTGCTGAAGGTGGTGCGGTGGATATTTGGGATAAATCAATACTTATAGGTACCCCATAATGGCAGTTTTAAATACAATTCCACTAAGTGAAGTGATCCAAGTAGATGCAGTCAACTCAGCCAGTAGTAATTTTACAGGTTTTGATAGAGAAGATGCGTGGGCTGGTGGTAAGAGTAACGGTATTTTGCAATACTGCCAAACCGCATCGTCACAAGAAGTTCACCAATGTGACTACAACAAAGACGGTGACTATTCCAAACTGACAGCGCAGACGACTTTCGGGGATGGTGTTACTGCATTGGCTGACAGAACTCTTGCAATCATGCCTGCTGCCGGGGAGGATAGTTTTTATTATTTCCTCAATGGCGTGAAAGTCGTTGTAACAGGGATTAAAACATTTCAGCTTTCAACTGTTGAAGCCCTCACCGGGGTTTATATTGGCTTTAAGGCTGATGGTGATCTTGAAATTATCACCGATACCAGAACAGCCATTGTATTCCGTACCCTTGTTAGTTTTGTTTACGATAATGGTGGGGATAATATTTGGTTTGCTTGTGAACGCCATGGCAAATTATTGACTGCTCAGCAACATCTTTATGAACATCAAACCCGTGGACTTGCTTTTGCCAGGGCTGGGGGCGGTGCAGAAGTTTACGGTCTTGCCAATAATGCTACTACCTTTACGAAAATCAGTGCTTCAAAATTCGCTGATGAAGATATAAGAATGGTGATTGATGAGGCGACCACAATCCCACATCTCTTTATGGCCTCTGATGGTGATTGGGAAGTAACAACAGCAAGTAATGACCTGTTCTATACCGATGCAACCGACCCAATGTGGAACGATGTGAGCGGTGGAGGCGGACTTGATTATGTTACAGGCAATGATTGTATTATCCAAGCAATAGTGGCGAGTCACAATAAGGTTCATCCTCTTGTCAATCTTATCGGACAAGAGAAGTTTGCGAACCGAGGAGCCGCACGGGACGCTTTGTATGCTTATGTAACTTCTCTTGAAACAGGAGTGTTACCTGGACCTGAACTTAGAGTAATCTGCACTTATATCATTTCCTCAGCCGACAACGCACTTGAGGTTGGTGCAGATGATGAAATTTGGATTGACGGAAGAGAAGGTGGGGTTATCCCACGACATGACACATTAGTATAGGTATAGATAATGGCAAAACCAAGCGTAAGACATAGACCACCGTCCCCAGTAATGAAAGCCAATGTATTTGGTAAACTCACAGCCCTATTTGCCAAGCATGGCCTGAATCCTGCTAAGACGATTGGAAAGGGTGCCATGAATAGAAGTAGGGCTGATATTTTTGGGAAGATCAGGGGGATGAACAATGCTAATCAGGGATAACGTGTACAATTTCTGGATCAAGATGCCGATAGGTGATGAGTTGTCTAATCTCGACCCTGATGCTAGGTATGAGATTGATATGCTTGATACGCTTATCCCTAGTTGTGGATTTGTTGACCATGATCCCACAAAGTTAATCTATTGTACCATCACAACAGATCATGAAAAACCACTGTTTTTAATAGAGGCTTTGATTGTTTCTTTCTCCCTCCTTGGCTGGGAAGTGTATTATGGACAATCTGCATGGGATAAGGTTGATGTGCTTAACGATGATGGCGAAGTTGTAGGTAAGGTGCCAGAGGCGCTGATGATTCTTAATAAGGATATTTACACTTACATTGAGCCTAGATACAACACAGATGCTGAGGGTAATCAAACAACTCAGAAGCCTTATGATACATCCATGATTTCTGTATATTTTGGTCATGCGAAAGTTTTCGAGGTGGCTGCATGAGCGAACATATTGAAATAGATGGTGTTCACCTCCTTGGTTACAGTGGGATTAATGAAAGGCGTGAGGACTTTGAAGAGTTTTTAAAACATGCCAATGGTTGTGGGGCTGGGAATGCTAAGTTTGATTTTGTTCCTGATACTATTTATGGCTTACGTATTACTCCTGTTTGCAATCTGCATGATGATGAATTCACATTTTGCGAAAAAACAAGAGAAGCTTTTGACCAAGCAAATTACAACTTCTATGAAAACCTCAAAAGATGGATCAACGCTAAATCAAATTGTGTAATCCGTTTTCCTCGCCTGTTGAGAGCCGGAGCCTACTATAAGGCTGTTAGTAAGTGGGGTTGGGATGCTTTCAATGAGTCTAGGCCATGAAGTATATCATGTTGATATTATTGTTGTTATTATCCTCCTGCTCATTTACATATATTAGTGGTAACAATAACACCCTTAACATAAACGATAACGACAATCCCGACTTGTCAATTCCCTTGGTAAAATAATGAATCCAGATGATTTAAAAAAGGTGGTGCTTGATGCCCTGAAAGACCATCACTCGGAGTTTTACATTCCAAACGAGCAACATTATCTGCACCATAAGTCTCTTGAAAAGTGTATGGAATCACGGGACGAATGGGAAGCAAACCATACTTTCATTTCAGAGATACGGTTAGACAGGTCTGAGCGTGATGATAACCACAAGTTTGTTTCTGATGTTAGAGTTTCAGGTAAAAAAGTTAGGACAACCTCTCTACTGTTGATTGTTACGACCGCCATTGTATGGATTATAAAAACATTGTTTGGAGGCAATTGATATGGATGATTTAACTGCAAATATTAGGCGCTCTGAGATGACCTGTCAATGTGGTTGTGGGTATGATTGTGCTGACTATGAACTTCTAACTGTTGTGCAGGATTCTGCTGATTTTTTCAAGCATCGTGACAGCGCGGACAAGGTGCGAATTTTAGTTAAATCTGGGGATCGTTGTCCTGACCATAATCGTAAAGAGGGTGGGGCTGATAACTCGTATCATCTTTACGCTAAGGCTATGGATTATGTTGTTCAAACATGGAATGGTCATGCATGGATTACTATAACTGCTGACGATCTTGCAGCGTATCTTGATGGAAAGTATCCTCACAAGTATGGTATTATTATTTATTGGTCAGGTAGAGTTCATTTTGATATCCGACAAACCAAATATCGTAAACGGATGTAATGGAGTAATAATGAAATACTTATATAATGTGTTTTCTAAAGTTCAGTTAGATGAATTTATTATCTGTAGAGAAGGCTGATCAAATGGATATTCTTTTTAGTGGTGCTACAGGATTAAATAACATTCTTGATCCTGTTAGACTCCCATACAATCCTTCGAGCGGTATATCGGATCTTTCTGAGGCTGTAAATGTTTTTATTGACGATACCGGACGTGTTTCTCGTAGGTCAGGGCAAACTCTTCTTTCAGCTATTGTCTCGCATTCGTTGTTCTGTGATAAAGGTGATTGTTTTGTCGTGCAAGATCGTGAAGCTGATGCGGCATTATATCAAGTTGCTACTGATTATACTTTGACAGGAATCCGTTCTGGCCTTACGAAAGGCGCGAGAGTATCATTCGCTCAAGTAGGAGATAAAACATATTATTCAAATGGTTATCAGAACGGAGTTATCGAAAATGGTATTTCCTCCGCCTGGCCTGTTGCTCCTGCCCATGTTGGCGCGACGACAGTTAGATCATTTTATCCTGCTCCAATAGGCTCCCACATAGCATTTTTTCAATCATGTATGTGGATTGCAAAGGATAATGTTATATGGGTATCTGAGCCGAACGCTTTTGGCAAATTTGATTTCGCAAGAAAATACTTTCAGTTTGGTACAAAGGTTATGATGATTAAACCTGTTGCCAATGGAGTTTGGGTTTCGGATGAAGAAGCGACTGGATTCATTGAGGCTGGTGAGCGTTTTGCCTCCATGCGATATATTAAAAAATCTTCTTTTCCAGCGCATGAATGGTCAGAGAATATCGAACTCGTGGACTTGCGGGATACAGAATATCAAATACCGGGATTATCGGCGGTATGGTCGTCTGATGCAGGACTATGTATCGGAACGTCTGAAGGACAGTTAATTATACCAACAGAAAAGAAACTCATCTACCCAACAGGTGCTCGTGGCACAACGCTTGTAGATGGTCATAACGTAATCAATTCAATATATTAAGGTGGTATCATGGCAGAACGATTAAGCACAGGATTTGTTGATGCAGTGAATACAGTAGGGTCGGTTAAAGAAGTAATGAACGATTCAGTTATTCATATTTATTCAGGAGGGCAACCAGCAACAGCAGACGCCGTAGAGACTGGGGATTTGCTGATGATTATTACACAAGACTCTCTGGCATTTGTTCCAGGCGCTCCTGGGAATGGATTAAGTATGGACGTGTCTGCGGCAGGAGTTCTTGCTAAGACTGTGGCAGAAGTATGGAGTGGTGATGGGCTAGCTGCTGCGGGTACAGGGACTGTGGCTGGATGGTTCCGCTGGTATGATAATGATGCTGTAACAGGGGCAAGTACATCATCAATACGTCTTGATGGATCTATCGGGACGACTTCTTCTTACGAGATGCAATTAAGTAATACGAATATCGTTGAAGATGGCCCTGCATTATTTCCAACATTCACTTATACCACTACTAAGCAATAAACTATGTTGTTATCTGCTGGAGATGAGTTATGAGTATTAGCGCAAAAAGTGTCATTCTCGATATAGCTGATAGTTATAATACTACTCGCATTAGTATTAGGTCAATAGACTTTTTTCTTGATGATGTATTAGTCGGAATAACTACAGAATTTACAGCGTATGCGACTACTGAAAGAGCTAGTGAGTATTCCGCCGAATATACATTTGATACGTCTACATCAAAAATTAATGCGGCAGTGGATAATCAGTGGGAGTCTGCTTCATTTGCGTACACGAACCAAAGATTGATAATAGTCTTTGATACACCTACAGAATTTGATAAAATCGTTGTAAATAATACTCATAACTCAGGCGGTACAACATCTTCTGGCGCACAGAATGTTGTAATAACATCTTCTACCGATTCAATAGTAGATACCACGTATAATGCTACAATAACAAATCCCACTGTGTTGTTTGACGATGTATTTGATCAACACGTAGCGTCTAATGTGGAAGATCCTCAAACGATATATGAATCCCCCACATTTGCAGGAAATTTCATATCACCTCTTGTATCCGTGGACAGTTATGGTGAAACACCTGTCGAGGCAGCCACAGACATAGCATCACCAGTTGTCTCTATGGAAGGATTTGCTACTATAGATATTGTTGGATGGTCTGTCATTGCGCCACGATTGCCGGAAATTTTAAGTATTGGTGATAACGATATTTATGGTTCAGGGCATATTTCCCCGAAACGAATCAAGGTTCATAGTGATTATGGTGCAGTAGGAAATGTAGAAGTTTCATCTACAGTTGATACATACGGGAAGGTTTCAATCATCGGCAATGGTACGTTTGAAGTATCAACACCGAGCATTGCAGTATCTGGACAACTTAATTTACTTGGAGCAGGAAATTATAATGCCAATGTACCTATGCTTACGTCTACGGGGATTATATATCCGACTGGACAAGGCGTGGTATCTGCACCATTGCCGAATATGTCAACTTATGGTTATATTCGCGTAACAGGCGAGGGGATGATTAACGTAAAACCTCCAGTGATCTCCTGTCAAGGGAATCAACCAGATGATTATACGGTTATTCGTCATATCAGGGAAGGGACATGCCATTAATCCCTACAACTAAAATAAACCTCGGTGGTAATAAAGGAGCGAGTCAGGGGTTTATAAAGTTTGCCATGACACAGCTTTCTATTCTCGAACGGCAGATGTCATATCAGAATTTAAATGAAGGCCGCAGAGTTGTGTCCCCATTTAACGGAGTAACTGTCGAATGCATAAATAAGTTCGGACAGAAGCAGGTAAATATATATGTTACGCCATTTGTTCCGCCAGTACCATCGTTCAGGGATCGTGCACTACTGGAGCAGCAGAAAGAAATCATTCAGCTTTCTGTATGCGAACTCTTTGACTTTCTATGTTTCGCTGTAGGCATGATTGAAGAGATATTACAGACTGCGACTGAGGACGATACTAAAAATTATTATGCTATATCTATATGTGACGGAAAACGATACGTGCCATTTGAGACGCTTTTGCTCATCTCTACTTGTAGCTGGGAAGAGTATGAAATCGGACAGCTCGTAATGGTAACTGCTAATCACGGCCCAGACATAATAACTCCTGACTGCTGTAATGAATTGCCTATGGATCTCACTGAGTGTCCAGGAGGTATTCTCATAACACCGTTTTTATCAAGTGAAATAAGTGAATAATCTTGAGATAGAATTTAAGAATCCGATAACTGATGAGCGTCTTATATCGCCCGCAATGCTTAATTTGCCGACAGATGCTTATGAGCGTGGATGTGTGAAAGAAGGTATAGTCACGGCTGTTGATTACGCAGCTAATACCATATCAGTTTTAATAGATAGTACGACTTACTTTGATGTGCCATTTTTATATCATACTGATGTGGATTATGGTTCGTATGTTAAAGCCATGCGAGATCTGTCTCCTGAAGATTGGCCTGCTTTCCCTAACGATGCTTTGCAAGTATTTGCGAACTCAACTAGATGTTTTGTAATTCCAGAAGACGGGAGTTATTATATTAATTCAGGCACGGGTTTTCAGCACGTTACAAGTAGTGCCCCAACAAAGGTACTGGTATTCTCATACCCTGAGATTCCATTCGATCCAGAGAATCCTACTGAAGAAATTGTTCTCAATAAACATATAGCGTTTAACATTATTTCTGATTTTGATTCGAGTAAGTTGGATGGAGGATTGGTAAATGCTATAAACAGGCCGACATACTGGCCTTTATTATATATAACTAGGATGATAGATTCAGTAACAAAGTTATTTGTTTACGATTTTCATGCTGAGGGCGTCAAGAGGATACTCAATGAAGATGGGGATACTTGGATAGATATTTCAGATGTAGATGTTTCCAGTGTAGATTATTGGTACAATACTTGCATCATTCTGGACTCCACTGATGAGCTGATCGAGCTGGACGAGGAAGGCCATCGATATATATACAGTCTTTATGCATCGGTAGTAAATGGCAATAATCAGGGCGGTCTTTGTATAGATGAAAGTAATGCATGGGAGCATGATAGTACAAATGAATATGGTGCACCAATTACCGCGCATACACTATGTGTGGATTGTAGTACAGGTTATTATGATAACACAACAGGATATGTGGATGAGGTCGTTTTAGATTGTTTTGCTGCAAATGGTGATTTAGACGACTTGTTATTCAATGTCATGGGGCGTAGTGTACTGAATGTCATAAATGATCCGAGTGTATATATCGCAAGTACCTCAGACGGGCATACATATCGCACTGACTCTGGCAATCTTTATGTAACTGTTAGTTTTGGTATTGATGCAATACAGTATGAGTTTACTGCAAGCACCGGTAGAACAGACTGGGACGACGATACTTCATGGTGGCGGACTGTATGTACCATAGAAGGAACTGTATTTTTAGAATTAGACACAGAAACTTCCGGATTTGAAATCTTTAGGATCTGTGGTATAGGTGCAGGATGGACAGAGGAATACACTAGTGGTACTGAAGAAGATGAAACAACTTACCACCTTAAATATAACTGTTGTGTTGATAGACCGGCAACTCAGAGTTATGCAAATACATTTACCACTGATGCTGAGTTAACAAATTTTATTAATGATGTTGTTTTATCTGATGAAGCAGTAGCTGATGAATCATTAACATCTATCACTCTCAACATTAGTCTTATCTATGCACCATACGATCTACGTGAACGCGCAGTGATATAACCTCGGAGCAGTCAATGCAAACAATAAGAACAAATTTAAAAATAAATGCATCAACACAATACACGAACTTCAATTACAATTCGATGTGTCGGTTCAATGGAATTACGCTCGGCGCTGGAGATGATGGTTTGTTTAAAGCTTGTTGTGGTGATGATGACTCAGGGACAGCTATCGATGCTTATTTTATGCCTGCGATGACTAATCTTGGGACACTACATCCTAAGCGAGTATGGTATTTATATCTTGGATATCAGTGTACAGGCGATCTTCAAATAGAAATAACTGGTGATGAAGAGACGACAAGTAATCCTTATGTGGTAAGCACAACCCCTGCGAAGGGTCAACAGTATAAAAGAATTGCCATTAGTAGAATGCAGCTTTGGACTTATGGACAGTTTAAAATAAGTAATATATTAGGAAGTGATTTTTCTGTAGATTCGATTCAAATTATTCATAAGGCAATACGCCGTGGAGGAAGATAAGCCATGTCTAATGACTTTGTACAAAATCCAGCAGACTATACAGTAACAATAGCAAATCCTGAAAACATCGAAGGTCTGGGTGATTGGGAGGCAGGTATTCATAGGGCTGATCCTAGCTCGCCGTGGACATTAGTTAATGAGAGATTTAACACTACCTCTGCAGAAGCTGAAAGATGGGCGACATTACTTGAAGGATATCTTGAAGACCTGGAGGGAATAATTAGTGAGTTCCCAGACACTGATATTGGATATACTCCTATTACTATAGGGGATGATATCGCGGTGGACGTATCTGATGCACCGATATTGGGGACAGACATTCAAACAAACTTCCCAGACTTTGAGCCAACACCATACTCACTAGAAGCTATTCCTGAGGTTGATACATCATCACTAACCCCAGGAACATTGCCTACTGATATCACAGAAGCGATATCATGGCTTGAGACTACTTACGACGAAACAGCTTATCAGCTAATCATGACACAGTTGGTTAGTGATTTATCAAGTGGTGCCGGAGGACTTGGAGGAACAGTTGAGCAAGAAATATATGATCGTGCTGTTGCTAGGCAAGATGTTGATAATGATGCGAAGCAACGTGAGATAGAAGAATACGCTTCCTCAAGAGGATTTGATTTACCTACTGGCGCGATGATGGGCAGATTGCAAGAACAAACGAATGTAACAGCCGCTAACAATCTTGATATAAATGGTAAGATACTTATTGAACAGGCTGACCTCGCACAGAAGAATCAGCAGTTTGTAATAACCTCAATAAAGGATCTTGATGCATTGTCAAGAGATTACGAGGCAGGCATAAATACTCGCGCTCTTGATTACCGAAAAGCGGTAGCAGCAATAGCCATACAAAGATATTCTGAACAATTACGAGCGTATCTCGCGGACGCAGAAGCAAAGAAGATATATGTGACTGTTCAACTTGAGGTACTGAAGGCCGTTGTTGAATCTAATAAGGGCATAATTAGTCAGTTCGTTGCAGAAGCTCAAGCTTTTGATGCTGAAATAGGTGCGATTTCTAGCAAAAATACAGCTATTACCGACGTATATAAAACAGAGGTAGCAGGATATGCGTCTGAGAATCAGGCCATTTCAGATAATCAGAAGAGTATTATTGCAGGATATGATTTAAAGATAAGGAATGCAGAGGCGGATTCGAAGGCTGCTATTGCCCAGGCTGAGATATCGGTTAAGGGCTATGGATCAGAATATAGCCTTAGAGAAAAAGTTGCAGAGTCTCAAGCAAATATCGCGATGCAAGCCATGTCATCTGCTTATGGTGCTGTGAATGCGTCAGCAGGATTAAGTTATAGCGGTAGCGAATCGCAAAGTGAATCATGGAGTCATGGCGAGACAAGAAGTGATAGCTACAGTCATAGTGAAAGTCTTTCTAAATCTGAAAGCAATACTTATGCTCACGGTGAATCAATTTCAGAATCTCACGACTATAAAGAATAGAGGACAATATCATGGTAAAATCAGTATGGGAAGAAGCATCTCCAGAAGCAAGAACAGGGTTAAGGAATATACAGCAGCATATCGGAGCTGATGTAGGGAAACGTACCGGCCCAGGCTCTCCTGGATATATCGCACAAGGAAGTTTTGCTCCAAAAAGACAAGCCTCTATTGGAAGAAGACTTGAAGCGCAAACACGAAAGGATATAGCAGCAGGCGATAGATCAATGCAAATGGATCTTCAGCAAAATAAATTCTTACAACAAATGGATCTTCAGCAAAATAAATTTGCACAAGAAGATAAGGACTGGACAAGAAGTTTGGCTGATGGTATTTCTGGTAAGCGTTCTGGCGGTAGGCGTAGTTCTGGTCTCCGAGGGATGGCGGATGATTCATGGAAGTATGGAGGAAAAGATCCAGTTACCGGCCTTCCTACATACAGGACGAATGCATCAGGAATGCAGCTATATAATCCAGAAGAAATGGATAAGAAAACTGGCGTAACTACTCCTGGACGATTCGGAGAAACCATAGGCGGGGCAAGTGTACCTACTGTGCCTGATATGCCTGATGTGCCTGAGGAAGGTACGGGAACAGTACGAGATCGTCCAGGTAGTCAGCCCTATTCTCAGAATATTTTTCAACGTAAAGAAAAGCGTCGAGATGGCTCGGACAGATTTGTATTTACGAATATCGGAACTCCAGACTTTGTTAGGGGCGATGTGGATATTACAGATGATAAAGGGAATTATGATCGTAGCAGGATGGTGCTTGATGATAAGATAAGTCCTCAGATGGCGAAGATGGCTGCCACGGACAGGCTGCTGTCAGAGGCTAAAAACTTATCTACTAGACAAAGAGAGATTGATTCTTTTGATCCTGACGTTGCCTTTGCTCCGAGTAATCAAACTACGCCAAAGGGTTTGTCTGAGTTGTTATCTACAGCAAAGGCTACCCCACTGAATGAACTTGAAGGGTATTCTGACAAGCCAAAATCCTTTGGTACGTTATTCGGAGAGGCTACCGGAAAGGTTGCTGGAGAAATGTCACAAGGACTTGTTGTTGAACCACTGAAAAAACTGGATACCTCAATCAGAAGTTTTGGCAAACAACAGCCGCAGAAACCTAAGTATAAGTTAGTAAACAACAAATGGGTTATGTCAAAATAGCTTTGCATAATGCCATAAACAATAGTAAATTAATGTAGTCCCATCATATTTTCTTATAGGAACCCAATATCATGCCTATTGATAACCAATATTCTGACGTACTTGCGGACAACGAAATCACCACGTTACGCGATAATGGCTACTCAGATTCTGATGTTTCCGAGTATGCAAATCATCGCAGAGCGGCTGTTAGCAGAGCGGCTGTTAAGAGTACGATTGCCCCTAACACAGTTGTTGAAGACTCTATTGCGCCAGCGCCTCCAAAGAAGTATGTTGATAAAGATGCGCCTGATTTTATTCCTGGCCTCTTGCGCGGAACAGATCAAATGCAAGCTATGGGTTATGGTGCAGGAGCATTAGTAGGCAAAGGACTCAAAGCACTTGGAGCAGAAGATATTGGCCAAGATGTGCAGGATTGGGGCATGGAAGGTTATCGTAGAAACCTCAAAGAAGCTGGCGAACATGCTAAGAAATATTCTTTCAAAGATGTGTATACTGGTGAAGCGGGCTTTGGTGGCGCGATTGATTATGTTCAGGGTACTTTAGGTGAGCTAGTGCCTTCAATGGTCGAGGCTGCCACAGGGGCGTTGATAGGGGCGTCCGTGGGTTCTTCTGTTGGCCCAGGTGGTACGGTCGGTGGTGGCGTCGTAGGGGCGTTTGCTGGACGCACGTTGTTGAAGAAAGCGATCAACAAGGGCGTTCAACAAGCAGTTAAGAAAGGTATGGGCAAAGAAGCGGAATCAATCATTCGCAAAGCAGTTACCAAACAAGCACTGAAAAAACTTGGTGGTAAGATCGGTATGGGCGCTGCAGTAATGCCTATGGAAACTGGTGGTATGTATGCTGGCTTGTTAGAAGAAAAAGGCATTGATGCGCCTGAGACTGCGATGTTGTTTGGTGCATTAGCTACTGCTATGGAGTATGCTGGAGGTAACAGTAAGTTAGTTGGTACTTTCATTGATGCGCTTGGAGATGGTGGAGCTGGGATGGTTAAGAAGTCTGCCAAAGAGCTGCTGACTAATATTCCTCAAGAGGCTTTGCAGGAAGGTGGTCAGGAAGTTATGGGCATCTTGAATACAGTTATTAACACTGATGAGAAGCTGTTTACTATTGAAAATCTTGAGAAGGTTGCGGAAAGCATGGGAGCTGGCGCAGTCGGTGGTGGCGCTGGAGCAGTAGTTAGTACCAGCATGAACACTCAGGCAGATGTTGATAGTTCTTATGAAGGTCAGCTGAATAAGAAGTTTGAAAACATTAAATCGAATGGCCTCGAGAAGATGCCAGAATCTATTAATGCGCTAAGTCAAGAGATAGCTCAAAATAAGCAACTGCTGCAGAACGAAGAAACTATCCAAGCTCTTGCGGATGAAGCAGGTTATGAGGTTGATGATCTCAAGCAATTTATGGTTGCTCAGAATGAGTTCAAGCAAGAGTTAGTGAATCGGTTAGATGCTGAGCTACAGACTCCTGTGGAGCAAGATGCTGAACAAGCGGTTGCTCAGGATGCTGAGTCTATTGAAGCTGTTATTGCTAATCAGCAAGCGAAGGCACAGGCTGAATTGCTTGTCACAGAAGGTGATATAGATCAAACTATCGCTGATGATGACATTGCTCAAGCACTTACTGAACAGCCTCCTGAAATAGTAAGTCAAGATGGCAAGCCATTTCAGTCTGCGCAAGAACTTGAAGCTCATATGGCGGAGTTACCTGATGCAAGTGAGTATACTATTACACAGACGCAAGATGGTTTTATTGGCGTTAAGAAAGTCTTGGATGACAGTGAAGCAAGTCCGTTCACAGATGAACAACAAGTTGGGGAGCAAGGACAAGTTGATGATGCTAATCAAGTTCTCTCTACGGAGGACTTAGAAAAGCAGCTGTCAGTTAACAAGCAGCAGCAAGAACAATCAGATATTACAATGCCAGAAGCTGGCGCGGAGTTTGAAACTACTGATCAGCCTCAAGCTCCTACGAAAGTATCCTTGCCAGACATTGAGAGTATGTTTCCTAAGCAGCAAGTTGTGCAGGCTGAAGATGGATCAGTTGGGGTTAAGTTCAAGAATGGTAAGGGCGTTACATTCAAGAGCATTCAAGATGCTGGTCAAGGCTATATCAAGATGGCCATTGAAACTGGACAAATGTCTGAGAATGGCAAGATCCTTGGCATCACGGTAGGTAATGAAGTATTGCTTGATGCGAATTATGCAGACGATCAAACCATGTGGCATGAGAACAAGCATGTTTTAGATAATCTTGGAATGGTTACGGAAAGTGATAACTCAGCCCTGAATGCAGAGTTTAATAAGCTGCGCAAATCAGGCAGGCTAGGCTTTGAACTTAGTACTCATGAAGATTCTATTCAGCGGATGAAAGAGAATCGTGCAAACATGTTTGCTCAAGTAATGACTGATCGATCAGCTTATCGTGGAGATAGTAAGTTCAAAGCAATGATTCAACGAGTGATGGACTTCATGAAGCAGATGCTCGCTTTTGGCCAGCAATCAGTAACTGGTTTGGCACGTGAGGTTGAAAGCGGTAAGCTGTATGAACGTCAAGCTACTGAGCAACAAGCTACTGAGCAACCTGATTCGATGTTCAAATTACAAAATGATTCAGTGGCTAAGCAAGCTCTTGCAGGGATGCTTAATAAGAAGACTGATATTAATACACCTGAATTTACTGAGTGGTTTGATCAATCAGTTGCTAAGAAAGCTGATGGCAATCCGCTGGAGTTTTATCATGGTACTGATCAAGTATTTGAAGTATTTAGCAAAGATGAAACGACTAACACTGGCCACGTGACAACACCGCTAGGACACTTCTTTACCCTTAAGAAAGGTATTGCAAATGCATATGGGCAACATACTTTGCCAGTTTATTTGAAAATGAATAAGCCCTACAAGATGTCATTAGAAGAAGCGCAGTCATTACCTAACCAAGGTGCTTCTGAACAACGTCAGCAAGAGCTTCGTGATGCTGGCTATGATTCTATTGTAATGGCTACTGGAGCCAATCCATATATTGTTGTCTTTGACTCGGGGCAAGTTAAGTCAGTTTATAATCAAGGTGACTTCAAAAGCCCTGAGAATATTTACTTCGAAACTCGAGAGAGTGTTAGTCTTGATAATGTTAAAGGTTATTGGAGTGACAAAGATATAGAGTATGTAAAAAACCCTACTACACAAGAGTTGATTTCCTACTTGCAGCAAGTTAAAATGGAGCAGCAAGCTCAAGGGATTCGTGGAGACTTCGACGTACTAAGATATGTTATAGATGAAAAGACAGGCGATGCTTATTTCTGGGATTCTATACCTATTGATCACGATGGCATGTCTGAAGCATTGAAAGTATCTAAAGGAGACTCAGGCTTTGTCAAGTCAGTTGGGCATATTAATGCAATGATCGGAGATCCTTATTTTAGAAAAAATTACAGGGGGTGGAATGACGCCTTAGCTTCTAGTGAACAGGATATTAACTTTGAAGTTCGCGAGCAGCAAGCAGAACCTGGTGAACAGAAGTTCACTGATAAGCAGTATGATGATGCTTTTAAGGAAAAGAATAATTATTTCCAGAACATTATGCAAACAGTTAAAATTCGTGGGCATGATGCAAAGTTGCTTGCTGACAAACTGGCTGGCGCTATATCAACTCGATTGAAGAATATCAATCCTGATAATCCTGTCTTGATGCATAAGATGAGACAGTTAGATTTTGATACTGGACAAAATATTATGATTGCATTGGAGGCAGCTCTTCCATTGCTTGAGAAAACAAAGAAAACATCCTTGCTTGATCGTAGAGAAAAGATGACTCCAGCGGACAAGCATGCTTGGGACTTATCTAGAAAACAAGCGGATACAGTTAAGATCAAACAGATAGCTGAACGCTATGGCATGACTGAGGACATGGAAAAGTTACGTACCGTGCTGGATGATATTCGGCAACAAGCTCGCAATGTCGGTTATGATGTTGGTTTTATTGATGAGTATTGGCCACGTATTATTAAGGACGTTGAAGGATTCTTGCAAAAAACTCAAGGCATTTCTGAGCATCCGGTATTTACCGAAGCCCTTAAAGATAAAGCCAAGCAGATGGGCGTGACTGTTGAAGATTTAAATGAAAGCTTTCCTGATGTTCGGGCGGATCTTATTAGTAATATGATCTTAGGTCAAGGCTCTGGTATTGGCGGGCCGGGCAACATTAAAGGCAGAGTATTTGAGGAAATTCCGAAAGGGCTTGAGAAGTTCTACATGGATTCTGATGCGGCTTTGATGCAGTATATTTATTCAATGACAAAGAAGATCGAAGCTCGTAAGTTCTTTGGTAAAGTACCTCCGAAGATTCAAGCACATAAGCAGGCAGTAACACAAGCTCAAGCTGAGTTAAAGAAACTTAATGGATTAGATCCTAAGCGAGAAGTTGATCTAAATGACTTAATTACTTTGCATGAAGCAGAAATAAATAAGTTCAAGAGTCAGCGAGATTATACTGAAAACATTGGCGCGTATATTGCTGAACTGATGATCACTGGGGACTTGAATAAAAAAGATGAATCCATTGTACGTGATATATTGAGCGCAAGGTTTAATGAGCATGGTACTACGGGCTTCATGAACGCTTATAAGAACTTAGCCTATATTGATGTTATGGGAAATCCGATATCAGCCTTAACACAGATTGGTGACTTAGCTTGGGCAGCATATGTTGGTAAAGCATGGACGCCAAAAGGATTCAGTAGAACTATTAAGAATGGTATCGCTGCTACGATGAACAAGTCTAAGATGACTAAGGAAGATTTAGGACTTGAAAGAATTGCTCAGGAGTTTGCTGACGGTACTACGTTAGGCCAAGCAGTAAGCAAAGTGTTTATTGCAGTCGGCCTGACTAAAATGGATTCGATTGGTAAAGAGGTATTAATTAATAATGCCTTGCAAGGATATCAAGAGCAAGTTAAATCGCCTGAAGGAATCAAGGCGCTTGAGAAGAAGATCAGGCCAATCTTTGGTGTAGAAACTAAGCAAGTGATTAAAGACTTAGCAACAGGCACTCACTCGCAGAATGTCAAAATGTTAGTTTACTCAAGACTGCTTGACTTTCAACCTGCGGCATTGAGTGAGATGTCAGAGCAATATCTCAAAGCTGGAAATGGTCGAATCTTTTACATGCTAAAAACATACACGCTGAAACAGATGGACGTGTTTCGGAATGAGGTATATGGAGAACTTAAGAGTGGTGATCCTAAGCGCATTGCACAAGGGACTAAGAATATGGTAGCGTTACTAAGTATGCTGACGTTAGCTAATGCTGGTGCGGATGAGTTGAAAGATTTTGCATTAGGAAAAGAAACAAGCTTCAAAGATAATGTCATTGAAAACTTTCTGACTCTTGGTGGAGCCTCACGGTATATGCAGATGCAAGTAACTCGTGAAGGATTTGGATCAGCAATGCTGCAGAAGATTCTACCGCCTGCTAAATTTGTTGATTCAATAAGCTCTGATGTTCGTGAGCGAGTTGTCACAGGCGATGTTGAGAAAGGCTTGAGATCACTTGACTCAGTGCCATTACTTGGTAAGCTAGCCTATTGGCATTATGGGCGTGGCGCACAAATAAAGAAAACTGTAAATGAGAAAGACTTTTCAAAAGCAAGTAAGCAGTTCAGGAAGTTCAAGAAGCAGTTTGAAAAATCAGATAACAAGCGATTGTTCTTATCTGCGAATGCTAGTGAGTTTAAGCAGATGAAGTTGCATGAGAACTTTCAGACATCACTGAATGGAAACAAGGCAACGATTAATAAGCTGAAGAAGCTTGAACAAACTCCGAATGTTATTAAGCGAATAGGGCAACTAGAGAATCAACGAGAGATGTTCTATGAGAGATACTTCGAAGTAGCTAAGACATTAGAGTAAGAGACAAAAATGCGTCATAGAAAATTGAAACCCTATGATGCATTTTTGTTTATGTTAATTTACTTTGTAAAAAGATTAGCCAGTTCAACTAATTCGCCAGCGGTATAATCTTGCGCTCCAGGAACTTCCATACGTTCCAGTAAATCTCTTGCCTTCTGTTCTGGAGTTTCTGGTTTTTGATCGTCACAATGTATGTCCTTTATGAGCAGCCCAAGGTCTTCTCGCATTTTATCGGCATAAACTCTCACCTCTTCTGCGTAGGCTTTAACCGCATCCTCCCAATCTACAACCCCGTAGTGGGCTTTACAGAACCAATCATAATGAACATAATCCTCCATCCGAAAGAAGCTATAGGGAAATTCCATGAGCTGACCATCTGGACGTTGTCGTAACTCACCTACACCCTTGTAAGCGTCTTTTCTTTGCAAAGTGCAGCCACATGTAGAACAAACAACAAAATCATACTCTTTTTTATTATCCTCTTTTGACTCTATACTGGCAAGTCTTTGCAATATATTCTCAAGTTCTTGTTTTTTTATAAACATAATCTTCATACCTCCAATTTAGAAGACTTAATGCTGATTACATCTCCTGCCTTAAACGATGTATCCATGTTCAGAAATGTTTCGTAGGCCATTAGTTTCTCCTCAGAAAAGTTTACATCATCCTCAATCAGTCCTTGTCGTCACCTAATATTCTCACAACAGTCCATTGGTGTCAACTCCACGTTCAGACTAACTCATTTCGGTGGTTTTGGCGGAATGAGATTTTTCAAGTTACGAATCATCTCTTTAATATTTTCACCAAACCATCTTTTATCATCTCTCTTTGAAATAAGTTTAACTTTCCGCTTTTCAATATCTTCCCGGGTAGTATAATTCTTATATCCGCATTCAGGACATTTAAACAAGTCTCTATATCCATGATGATGTGTCATTTGTAAATCCTTTTTTATATCCTTTCTCGTTAGCACCTTCCAGGCACTATCCTTAGTCTCAGCAATTGGTTAAACAGCCATGACATTTTCGACAGTACTTCTGTCCTTTCTCATAAGGCGCTTCACAAACTAAGCATTTATATATTGGCTTTTTCATTTCACCGTTCACCACTTCACCTCTTTATTTTTAAATTCTTCGCGACGTTCTACTTCAGCTTCTTCTGCTTCTGCTTCATAGTCACGCTCTTGGCTTTCTTGTCTTGCATGAATCATGTCAAGAAGCTCACCTTCTATGACTTGTTCATTCTGAGCAACTAGGTAATCAAACAAAGCTCCTTCTCGATTATAAAGCTGAGTATTAACTTGCTCAGCTAATTCGCCTGCCCCATCTAATTGAACAAATCCTTCTGTTATACGAGCTGATTCAGGATAGCTTGGCTCGCCGGGATTAGTAAGCGATGGTTGAACGCCTTTTTCAGGTGGATCATAATCATAGTCTGTTACATGAATAAGCCAATCAAGTCCTTTATGCGCTATAGATATTTCCATAGTGATACCTCTTTAAGTATTTGGAACCTCGTCAAGTATCTTAAGAAATTCTGGATACTCAATCTGATCTCGAATAGCTATGAATCTTCTGGAGCCAAGTCACTGAAGATAGCTGGGGCATGCTTCATTAGCTCATCCCATATAAAGTAAGCAATAGGACGTATCTGTGGATGAGCTGCTTTAGTTCCACGAAGTTTAATAAAATGTCTCCATTCACGAAGATTCGCCATCATTACGATCTCTGTCTTCAAGCAGTTTGGTAATACCGCTCTAGCTATCTGAGGAGAGCAACCAAACTCAAGCATATTGAAATAATGCTCCTCTGAGGCTTTACATGCTTGAACCCATTGAGAACGCTGATGGGGATCTAGCCCAGGAGGCTCAATAAATGAACATTCTTTGCCAAACTTTTCACCAGAATAATTACAGTATCTAGTTGATTCCTGAGCATAGCTTGCTAAACGATGGCGTACAATTTCATGCGTGATGCCACGATCAGTAACTATGCGAAATGATGCAACGGCATGTTCGATCATAGCATGGTGGCCTCGTGAGCGCATTTGCTCAGCGAACTTACTACTAGAAGTTTCAGTAATCTTATCTTCACTCTTATAACAAGTTCTGCCAGCTGCTTCGATTTGCATTTCAGCATTAGGTGTGATCCATAACAATGTTACTTCTGGCTTAATTATTTTCATTATTTATTCTCCTTTAAGAAGTCTTTATCATTTATTGATTTATCATCAACATATACATCCGTACCGCCTTTACCTAACATAAGTCCATGGAAAGGTACGCTATGAAGTATTGCCCAAGCAGCAATAATATTTGCATCATCCCACTGACGGGCTGACCAAAGAATAATAATATTGCCTGCAAAGTAAAGTTCTTTGACTCGCTTAATCATTGCTTGGTTTGGAACAAGATTCTCATACGATGAGCCATCAGTAAGTGTTCCATCAAAGTCAATGTTATAGACCTTACGGGCTGGGTTATCTTTATAAGTCATGCGGAATGTTCCCCAAATACCCTAAGCGTATTGTTTTTCTTATGGCAGCTTGCATGACGTGTTTTGAATTTCTCATATGCAGCACAGATAAAAGTCATTTCTATTTTGGTATGATCAGCATCACATTTCTCTATCTCTGTGATACCGATGAACTTAGATCCGCAGCAGCAGGTGTATTGAATCTTCATTACTTTACCTCCATTATTTAAATTTAATAGGACATGGCTTGACAGGATTCTGCCTTTGAATGTTCAGGCAATATTCTTTATACTGTTCCATTGCTACTGGGAAACACTCTAACCATTCAGTTAAATCCTTACTGGTTCGTTGAGCACAGTGTCCGTGATGACATTTGAAACCAAGCTTACCATCATTCTGAATGAATAACATCGTCCCTGTATCTTCTTGTCCGGTATGCTCATTTTGCCAAGGACAATTAATCATGTACCTGCCCTGACTAAGCTGTTCTTTAGCAGTAAGTAAGTTCCAAATCGGATGATCAGCATGATCAATTAAAGGTAAGTCCGAGGAAATGCTTACTCGCGTTTGCTTAACTGTCAAGTCAATGTCAAATGCTTGTGCAAACAAAACTAAGTTAATTTTTGTTTCTGGCTGCCATAAGAGCATTCTGCATTTAAAAAGTTCTCCATTGTTCAGAGCAACTTTCTTTTCCTTAGTATTCCATCCTTCTGGCAGTCTAACATATCGAGTTACGCCGAGCATTCCGCTGTCAATGCCCTCAGGACAAATATCAGCAACCAAGCCAGTCAGCAATGCTTCAACCTTTTCTCTTTTCCTACAAGGCACATCTAAGATATATCCCCACTGCTGAGAGCCTGGTGAAGTTTCTAATATCCAGCTTGGTGCAGGTTTATCAAAGAGTAAACTCGGATTAATCTTTTCTCCAACATCATCAATAACAATACAGTAAGTTGCCTTGAAAAGCTCCTTGCGACGACGCGCTCGATCAGCATGATCAACATTGAATAAGCTAATTGTAAAGTATTGGTTTGCAAACTGTTTGAGAGGATAATTAATATAATGATTACCTAGCCAAGCTTTTCTACTCACATCAGTGAATGCACAACCTGGGTCATGAAAGAAGTCAGTCACATGAACCCAGATGAATTTATCTCCAAAGATTGCTTGCAGAAACTCTTGATTAGTTACAGTAGTCATTATATTAATTACCTACTCGTGAAAGGTTTACCAGTTTCGTTCACTTATGAACGACAAGTTTTCAGTTACCGACTTGAGGAATCGAACCTCAATCTTGCCCACCCTCACTCTACCAAGTTAATTAACGGAATTGAACCGCACGAAGCAGGTATGTTTTTGAACTCTGAACCATCCATGAGTAGTTCGGTAAATATTAAAGAGAGGACATCCGCGCAATAGAAGCTTGGCAAGCACTTATTCCCTTGGCAAGTTCATCCATAGTTTCTTCAAGCCATCCCATTGGATGAGGAGCTTTTACACTAGCTGCATCAGAGTTTTGAGGAAATATTCCTAAAAGCGCATCACACTTATTACAAATCATGTGATTTAATTCCTCATTTAATCCTTTTAATTCTTTGGCCATGCTATTTAGCTGACAAAATCTATCATCATTAAAAGGATCTTCCATAGCTTTATTGGACATTTCTGCAGATTGATCTAGCTTATTTATTTCTTGATTCATTTTATTCTCCTAAAATAGTAAGTGATTTATTATAACGTAACGGTAATTAAGTTCTGCTCAAGCAATTCATAGAAGCAATTCTTCGTGGCCGTAATATCCGCGAAGGCATCATGAGCATCATCGAATCCACAGTCAAATAATTTCTCATGCAGCTCGACCAGCTTAGGACATTTGAGATGTCCTTTAACATTCTTTGCCTGAACAAACTTCTTGACTGTCTTGTCCTTCATTGTACAGAAGTTAGGCAAATCAAGATAAAAAGCTGACCGCGCTTCATCAGTCATCTCTTCTATGTTACGCTCAAGCAACTGTGTAACGAAGTTCCAATCAAAGTCAAAGTTATGACAGACGATTAAATCAGCTTGCCGGATTAACATACCAAACTCTTCCGCAGCTTCAAGCTCTGGCACTCCATCTTCATCGGCTTGCTCAGAGGAAATCCCATGCACCTTTTGAGCATAATGCCCCATCTCACGGCCATTGGATTGAATAATAGTGTTCATCTTGTCAAGCTCTTCATCTTGCGTTGCCAATATCGCACCGATCTGCACGCACCATGCTTGCTCAGGATCATCAGCGGCAATAGCCTTCTTAATAAAATTTGATGTTTCAGTGTCAAAGAATAATATCTTTGTTTCGCTAGTTACTAATTTGTTCTCATTCATTTGCTTCGCTCCTGTTAATATCGCAGAATCATATACGCTGCGATTAAGATTAATATTACCCAACCAGTATCAGCCCACTTAGGCTCATGCTTATTAGAATTCTGCTTAGTAAAGCGTCCACACTTAGAACAAACATACAGTGTATGATTATAATAAGTAAGTGTCGCGTGACCACAGTGGTTGCATTTCATCCCTTGCCTCTTTATGCTAGGTTACGATCCATTAAGCTGAACACTGTTTTGTTCAAGTACTCTGGATCAATCGATGTTGTTTTTGTAACTAGATTCACATACCGAGATGAAGTTGCAGATGTTTCAGCCTTAATAATGCCTGATTGTTCTGCCATTTCCAAGTACCCACGAAGCTGTGGAATATTCTCAACATCAAGATGGAATGTTCTGACAAACTCCATCCAATCAAATGACTCACGCTCTTCGATAAAGGATAGTATCTTTGCATATACATCAGCTTGGCTACTCAAGCCTAAGCCATAGAAAGCATTTGGCATTTCTTGTTCAGTCACTTGCATAATTGCTAAAGCTTTCTCAAAGTGTTCAGCCGTAATGATCATTTCATTTGACTCAGCCGCAGAAACTAGCATGCATACTTTGTTAATATGTAACGGACGTCTGTGATTATATCCTAAGAACTTCTCATTCGGCACACCAGATTCATCATAGTCTTGCTCATACCAGCGAACATATGCTTTGAGAAAATCTTTACTGAGCTTAAACTGCCCAGCTAAATTAGCAATCTCTTGCAAATCTTCTCCAAGCTTCTTCTGAATATCCATCTCTTCTTCAGTCAAATATTGCAAAGCTTTTCGATGTTTTGGCCCTTGACCTACAACAAAGATGATCCTTGATATCAGACCACCACCTACAGCATCTTGAGTCAGCTTACTTTGTAATAAGCTCGGCGTAATCGCACCAATGATGGTGATCCAGCAATTCGATATATCTTCTGTCTTCCTTGCTAACGTCTTATACTTCCATGAATCAGCACAATCGAACAGGTCAGTTAGTGATGGCAGGAGCATTTGATCTCTGTCAGACAGAAAGACTTGAAATTCTTCTGCCCATATCGAAACGCTTTTATGCTTCTTAGTCATGCCATTATCATCGACAAAACTATCTTCACTATCAATGAGTTCTTTATATAATGCCTGCGTAGACCCTAAGGAATCAGCCCCTAATGTAACATCAAGTTGATTTATAAAACTTTTTGCGGGTCTCATAGCTGTGCCCTTTCTACCCCCCGGTGGGCCAACCAATGCGACAAAAAGATTCGGATATACACAGCCTCTCAATGGCCCCCAATCACAGTAACATTTTCTTCGCAGCGCAGTACTAATCGCAGTAAGTCCACACCATAAATGATACAGATCAGGCGACTCACTTCGTTGCGTATACTTCATATAATTCTCAAGCCAATCGTTTAATTGTCGTGGCATCTTTTAGAATCCTGATCTTGATAACTCATTATTAATAGTAGCTTTAAACTCTGGCCAAGCATCGACTCTAGCTCTATGACTATATTTCTCAAGGTGTCTGCAATGATCTATTAAGTCCTTAAAATCTCTGTCTTGCAAAGTATAGCACTGAATAAAATCAGTGTTGCGATACCTGCCTAGTAGAATAACTTGAGATCCTTTTCTAGCAACTGAATGAACATCAATGTTGTACTCTGTACGATCCTTAATGATATTCCGTAGCTCAACTAACTCTGTTACTTGATCTGCCAAATCCATTTTTTGTTTTAGTAGTTTTGTATTAGTATCACATATACCTAACCAAAGACGAAGTTTTTCTTTTATCCATTTCATATTCGATCACCTCATACTTTTAATCTTTCTATTGCTTGTTCAATAACGTGCTGAGAAAAGTCATCAATCTCGATAGTGTTCCCGGCCCATTGTGTGCCTATCTTCGCATCCAAGCCAATCGTAAAGCTCTTACCTTTATAAGTAAATGTATGAGTCATATGATCACGGACAATCAGAAAGATTTGTTCCAGATTAGGTATCTGTGATTTATGAAATTGCACAACAACTGAATCATGAACAGTAGTCAGCATTTGCAAGTTAAATCCATCGGGGCCGAGACGCTTATCATTAGCCATCTTGATCATGCCCTTGTTAAGTAACTCAGCGACAGTTGATTGAGGCTTGTAGCTATAAGCGTTTCTGAACAATGCTGCATTCATTGGACTCAGAAATCTTCTAGGCCGTCCGAACAAATTATACAGAACTCGAGACTCTTGTACTTCATCCTCAATAGAACGATGCCACCTCTTCAGCCCTGGAAAGCGATCCGTATAAGCTGTCAGCAAAGCCTTGCATTCAGATTGGCTCTTGAAGATTTCATCCTTCGCTAAGTTATCTGAGAAAGTCTGTGGCCCCATTGCATAGTTGCTTGCATGGACTACTTTCTTCCCCATCTGACGCATAGTCACTGAGCCTTTCTTCGTCCTAGCCTCTTCAATAACTTCCTCGATTGATAAGTCAAATATCTTACTGGCATTAAAAGAATGCACGTCAATCCCAGATAGAAACGAATCAATCATATTAACATCTTGTGTCAAATACGCTACGACATGCGCTTCTGCTTTAGCAAGATCGAACTCAACTAAGTAATGCTCTTTATCAGGAATCAAATAATACTTAAACGCATACGGCTGGTTTTGCAAGTTAGCACCAGTCCCAAAGTAAGTTCCCTCGGTAGCAATTCGCCCTGACACTGTACCTGAAATCTTATGATGGCAACGTAGCTTTTTATCTTCATCAACATCAATCGTAAAGTAAGTCGAGACTAGCTTCTGATACTTGCGTAGCTTAATAATGATACGCGCTTCGTCAGATCCCTTAACTTGCTTCTTTGCAATTCGATGCAAGGCCACTGCACCACAAGTAGCATTACCAGACTTACGATTAATGTATGGCTTGATCATGCAGATACCATAAAAATAAGCGATCATTTGCTTCGAAGAATTAACATTAATCTCCTTGCCAGCAAGCTCGTTCAGATCATTTTGTAGAGCTAAAATCTTGACTTCATAATCAGTCTTGGCTGTTAAGATACCTTCAGTGTCAGTCAGTATGCCATTGTATTCCATTTCAATCAAAGGCTTATGGAGATTCATCGTATACTCCATAGCATCAGTTGATTCAAAGTCTTCTAACTCACTAATAAGCTGCTCTGAAATAGGAAGCAAGTAAGCAGAGTCTTTGGCATTGTATCGCCAGTAAGTTTCCCAATCCTTAATAACTTTCTGATGAGATTGCTTGCCCTCATCTTTATAAGCTGGATAGTTAGTATAAGTAGAAGTAAGATAAGCTAAACTCTTTGGAAGCTCGGTATAGCAGATATGCTGTGCAAGCATTGTGTCGAAGTAAAAGTTATCCGTCATGATGCCCATAGTACGAAGCGTATAAGTTATATCAAACATACCATTCTGCATGATCTTACCGATCTCAGGATCACCTAATATCTCAGCCATGCCTCGCCATATCTTAACTTCTTCCTCAGTTGACCAGTAGCTACCTCGATTGTCCATTAATGGAATCGACATACTTTTAATCTTATCATCGTCATAGACAGCAAATGAAAAGCAAGTCATAAACTTAGGTGTTGCTTCAATGTCAAATCCAGCAAACTTCTTGGTCTTGATCAGCTCATAGAACTGCATGACTTTCTCAAACCCAGGCCGGATAATGATTTCTGTATTGTCAGTTAATAACTCTGGATCATCAATGATTTTTAACATCTTTGCAAAGTCAGCAATCATTGTATAGAAATGAATCGGCTTGCCAGAGAAAAGCGTAAAACTTGGATGGTATGATAGGCCAATAATTTTACCTGCTAACTTCTCTCGCAGATGAGGAAATTGCTCGGCTTTATAACATGACCCGCGATAGCTTTGAATAGAATTAAACTTAGGCTCGTCAATCAGCAACTTCATTGCAGTCGGCCCAAGCAGCATAATGAACTTACCTGGAAATTCAGCCAGCTCGTCTATGAGACGCTTCTGCAGCGTACCCCAATCAGCATGACGAAAACCTTTCTCAGTCCACAAGCGATTAGTATTATTCTTTGGCAGTTCTGCTTTGCATGCAGTAGTAAAGTAAATCTGGTATCTAGCCAATCTAACTGCGGCACATACCCTATTCAATTGGCTTCCTGCAGGCCCTTGAAAGGGCTCAGCTTTTAAAACATCAATAGCATTCGGAGCATCCCCTACCATTGCGACCAAAGCGGTATTAATATTATCAGTAGGATTACAATCAACAGCTAATGCATCGAAAGAACTCTTTTGAGCTGTGCCGGTTGATTTTATTTTTGGTATGATCATTCTTATAACCTATCCTTTTTCAAGCTGCCTGGCTCGGGAGCTTTAATTTCCATCTTGCAATCCAAGCAAATATAAGACTTGACTCGCATAACATCGGCTGACATAAGTGTGACTGCAAAATTGTAATTCGGCACAGCCTTATATCCATTAGGCCAAGTCTTGCGAGCAATACCTATCTCAAGAGGAACTAAGTTCTTATGCCGACAGCATTTAACTGCTTTCTTATCCGACATAATCTGCCCTGATTGATATTTCTTTTCAGTCATGCTAAAGTTCCTCTCTTCGTTATTCTGCGTTCTGTTTATCGAGTGAACGTTGCACCTGTTGCATTGCCCAATCAAGTTTGTCTTCTGGCATAGCCTTGACTACATCTGATATATCAGCTTCTAAATTATCATGAGAATACATTCGTTTAAAGAATAGCTGATTACTTTCTGGTAATTGAATTAAGCCAGCAAGGATAGTTTTTCTAGCATAATATTGTAAATCGTCATTCATGTTATTTGCTCCTTAGATTAAACGCCAGTAATTAATGTACTTAGTATCCATGCCATACAAACTATTGCTCCACTAACAGGTATTCTCAACGCATCAAAGATAGGAGTATGTCCATGCTTCTGCGCTATTGCGATTAACAGTTCTTCTCGCGCGCTACGCTTACCGAAAAGGATCATAAAAACTCTTATTGAAAAAAGAATCATCATCATCCATGATAAAATTGTAATGAAAAGCATAATATTAGTTTCCTTTTAAAAAGATTAAACGCCAGTCACTGTAGCTGAGATGCCGAGATAGTTTTCTAGTCTCGTATAGAATTCAGGAATATATTTCTGACTCTTATCACATCCGATAGGAACCATGTTAGCTTTGGCTGCTGAGATGAGACAATTTCCTGACCCTGCAAAAGGACTAAGAAAGATTGAGCCGGGCTTGCCAAGGGCTTTCAGAAAATGATCATACAGTTCAATCGGCTTCTCCCATTGATGAATGCGCTGTGAGCCTGCAACAGTCTTAACATTGATTGCACTGGCTAGGCTAGGAACATTAAACTGAGCATCACCTTTTCGCATGAGCAAGTACATTTCCCAGTTACTAACCATGTTTCGTTTGGGTTGATTAGTGCTGCCTCCAGTCTTCATCCATGCGCCAGGTTGCTGAACAATAAAGCCAATGTCCTGCGCAATCTTTGTCGTCTCTACAAAGTGTTCCTTGCCAGTCCAGCATAGCACCCAACTTCCGTCAAGCATTTTCTGATGAATCAGCGGCAAGTAATTAAAGTAAAAATCATACAGATCTTTCTCATCCCAATCAGTAGCCTTACTTTCAATCTGATTTGCCTTACCATAAGTCTCGTTAAAGTTAATCGCATACGGCGGATCAAGCTCAACCATACCAACTGAGTTATCAGGAATCTTCTCTAAGAACGTCTTATAGTTCTCAGCCACATAAATTACCTGAATCTTCTCATCCGCGGCTATAACATCTGAAACATTCAGGCCACTTACTTTTTCTCTTGCATCAGCAGTCGCATTGGCTGATGGTTCTGACACAGTATTTTTCACAGGAATACTAGTCACACCTGCCTGGAGTTCAAGCAAG